CTTCGATGTGGCTGAATGGAATATCAATTTGAATAATTCTAGGGTTGTATCTGACATATGCATCAAGGCCCAGTATGGTGCAAAGAGAGAGTTTTATGTTATAAATGTGGGAGCCAAGTGCAATGCCAGAATATTGGAGAATATCTTTAGTGAAATTTGCAAAGCATTACCAAATGAAATGATATCTGTGCCTGGTGACAAAAAAATGCTTGTTATGCAAGATTTCTTAAATGATTTTTTAATTAAAAAAGGAGTGAATCAACAAGTTATTTTTGTCAATGGTGATTGTACAAAATGGTCAGCTGCAGAAACTATGGAGTGTTTTATGTCATTGATATCAGGTATGGAAGGTTTCCTTGAAGAGAATATCCTCAAATATCTTTTAATCGTTGTTGATATGTGGGCAAATAAGCAGATAACAATACCCATTAGTATACTACAAAAAACTTTTTTCACAATTGACGGTAAAACGGATTATTTAAATAGGGATGAACCAGTTCTGAATTCAACACAGAATTTCCTTCAAGGGATGTTTAATTATATGAGTTCATTTAAAGCTGTTTGTTCTTCAAATTTCACTAGGACAATATGGAAAAAACTCTATCCAATGAGTAAATTGGAAATGAATCATTTGGAACATTCTGATGATTATAGTCTGATAATGCTTTCTGAAAGCCTTGAAGAAGCTAGGGAATTTAGATTGTTACATAGAATTATCATGAAGATGCATGGTTTCAATGACTCTATTAAAAAGACGAACACTCAACGATTCTTGATGGAATTTATTTCACTTGTCTCTTTAAATGGCCATATGACATACCCACATATAAAGAAATTAAAAGAGTGTGGAATGAATCTAGGGTGTACAGGATTTAGGGATGATGTTGATGGTGCTATGTCTCGGGTTGGTGAGTGTGTCAGAGTGGGTTCTGTAATGTCATCGGCTTACTTCATGCAGAAGATGCACCTTGCAAATGTAGCCAGATCTTATAGCATATTGCCCGGTCAAAGGAATAGTGTCACCTCAAATGTCCGGAATTTATTTGAGTTGCCAGTAGAAATATTTGGCCTTCCAGATGTTCACCCCATATTATCATTTTTAACCAAGGGTTTAGCAAATAATTACAGATTACTCAAATTTTCTGACTCAAAGAGGTTGTCTGATTTAATGGACATAGGTCATGATTCTATGTCAATGTTCACAGTAAAGGATTTACTTACTCTGCTAATGAAGATACAGTCCTTGAAAGAGACTTCAAATAGCTCACTAGTGGATGATGATTTCACTAAAGGTGTTAGACTTTACCATCCTGGTTACATATTTGATATAGAAAACAATCTTATAAAAAAGTTAAAGAAAAGTGTAAGGATAACACCTGAAGAAGTCATAGCCTTTTGGGATAATCACAAGACATACAATTTTATAAAGCCACAGAACCGCAACTTGCTAGTGACTTGGATGAGGTCAATGTACTATAAACACAACTTTGCATTAGCATACTCTCGCAATTCCCGGGCACAAATCACAATGAGGTTGTCAACTTTTACGTCAAAAAATTGTTGCATAATTGGAAAGGACAAAAATGATGAGTTTATATTAAAGAGTATAAGAGATTATGTCAAGATCGTCTTAAGCTGTCTGAAAGATGATACCAATTTGTATAATGCTTTTTCAATAGACACCAATTATAAAGTGGATGAGGTTTCTGTAAATAAAACACTTGAAAGAGCTGTACTAAATTGTGATTCCTCAATAACAACAATATATTCAATGATGAAGAATGCAAAAATAATACCTGAAGGTGAACATACAAGAAGTACAGTTGCATCACTTACACCAAATAAGGTCAATTGGCTTAATATAAACAATCAACCTGATGCTGTATTACAGTACATTTTCAATTTTGACGATTTTATATTAGATAATAGAAAAAATAAGGGATTGCCTTCACTAGAGTCTGATAAAAAGCAAATTGTGAAATTCTATGGACATGATTTAAATCAGCAGTCACCTATTGACACCATTAAATCTGTTTATACAGATATAATATTGTCAAGATCAAAGAAAAATTTATGTATGACATATAATTCAAATATACAGAACTTGGAGGACTTTATAAAGGTTCATATAGAATTCGGCAGTGTGTACCAGTTCAAATACAATGTATATACAGCAGGTGCAACAGAGTCTATAAACCCACATACAGGTGAAATTTATTATAAGAAACTACACACATTTGTTAGAAATGAGTACAGGATGATGATAGATGATGCAGTGTTAATATTTGCTCTGCTGACACAAGCATATAAGGTTGAGTATTCAATTGTCAGGAGAGTTTTAAACAATATAAGGGTTAAATCTGAGTATATCATTGATAAAGACAATAAA